CCTATCCCTATCTATGTCAATCTCGACTACAAGATTACGGTCAAGACAGAATACCAACAGCAAATGAACGATCTTACTCAGCCCTTTATGACGAGAACAGGACAAATAAATTCATTTGTAATGCGTAGAAACGGACATCTCTATGAAGCATTTATCGACCAAGGCTTCGCCCAGTCCAACAATGTCGCAAATCTAGGTGAAGACGAAAGACAGTTCACCAGCGAAGTAAGCATTAAGGTTCTTGGTTACCTTATAGGCGAAGGCAATAGCGACGATAGACCTATTGTAACCAAAGAAGAAAACATAGTTGAGATAACCTACCCAAGAGAAACAGTAGTTCCAGCAGGCAATGATAACTTTTTTATGGACTAATGACATCCTGAAGTCTGTTTGAGAGAACTACTACTATTTACATTATGATTGAGGATGTCAAAAGGCATCATTTTATTTAAAGAGAGGTTCTCAGAATGTCAGTAAAAAGTTTCAAGTTTGTGTCTCCCGGTGTGTTTATCAACGAAATTGATAACTCTTTCCGCCCACGCAGACCAGACGCAATTGGTCCAGTAGTCATTGGACGTGCAGCAAAGGGTCCAGCAATGCAGCCTGTAAAGGTTGAATCATATTCTGACTTTGTTGACACATTTGGCGATACCGTCCCCGGAAATGCCGGTGGTGATGTCTACCGTGATGGCAACTTGCAGACCCCAATGTATGGCACCTACGCAGCCAAGGCATTCCTAAACGCCAACGTTGCTCCATTGACCTACATCCGTCTACTTGGAACAGAAACAACAGCAGGAACTGCTGGCTGGGCTACTACCAAGAGCCCCAACGGTACACTCGCAGACAACGGTGGTGCCTACGGACTATGGCTAGTTGCAAGCTCTTCTGCTGTAAATCTCGGAACTGCTAACCTTGCTGCCGTTTGGTACCTAGACTCTGGTTCTGCTGTTCTTCTTTCAGGAACCTTGCCTTCATCTAGCACCGGGGAGACGACATCATCAGTTGGTGCTTTCATCAAGCCAGATAGTTCCGGACACTACACAGTAGTAGTAACCGAATCTGCTGGTGGTTTAGATAAATTCTCATTCAACTTTAACTCTTCAGATGACCGTTTCATTCGCAAAGTGTTCAACACCAATCCGCTTCTTGGTAACACTGGTGCTGACGCATTCTACCCGACCGGCGAAGAAGCCTACTGGCTTGGTGAAACCTTTGAGCAGGAAGTCAAGGACTTGGTTCTAACTGGTTCAGATACTCTCGGAATTATTCTACCAATTGCACAGAATACCGATGTTACAGTTGGTCCACACCAGAACAAAGTTCCACTCCAAGAAGCCAAAACTGGTTGGATTATTGGTCAAGATCTTGGCGCTGCTGCTTCTTACAATGCAGCAACTGCACAGAAGCTCTTCCGCCTTGTTGGACGCAAACATGGTGAGTGGCTCAACAAGAACGTCAAGGTTTCTATCGAGAGAGTCAAGCCCTCTACAACTAACACTTCTGACTACGGTTCTTTCTCTGTTGTCGTAAGAGCGCTTGGCGACACTGACGGTAAGGTAAGCGTAATTGAACGTTTCGACAACCTAAACCTAAACCCGTCTTCTGAGAACTTCATCGCAAGAGTAATCGGTGACATGTACACTGAGTGGGATTCTACCGAGAAGCGTCTCCGCAACTACGGAGAATACGCAAACAACTCAAGATACTTCTATGTTGACATGGAAGAGCAGGTCTACACTGGTCTACTAAACGCCAAGTTACTACCATTTGGCTACCACGGACCAAACGCCTACACAACAGTTGCTGATGTTACAGATGGGCACTCTGCTGCTGCAACAGAATTCGTAGTAACTAGTGATGTTTTCGGAAGTGCTGCAACTCTTCTTGCAGACGGTGGTGCCACAAACAGAACTGCTTCCTTCGCATTCCCTTCAGTTAGGCTCCGCGTCAGTTCTTCTGACGGTGGACTCTTCGACCAGAAGAATGCCTACTTCGGAATGCAGACCACACAGACCGCAGCAAGCACAGCACCCGATAAGTCAGTTGCTGACCCACACCGTCGTTGGCCATCTGCTAACACACCAGCCTACTACTTCACAATGGATGACCTAACTGTAGATTCAGCAGGCACTGCTGTCTACGTTAGCGGTTCACGTCAGGCTGGAACAAGCCGCACTGCCACAAGCGGTTCAGACTTCCTACTAGAGAACGATCTCTACAACCGCTTCACTGCTCCAGTGTGGGGTGGCTTCGACGGCGTAGACATCTTCAAGCCAGACCCATTCTACAACGATGGAATGAGCGATAGTGACACTGAACTAACAAGTTACATTTACAATACCTACAAGCAAGCAATTGATACTGTTGCAGATCCAGATCTGCTAGACATGAATCTTCTTGCAGCACCCGGTCTAACCAAGGCTGGACTAACAACGTTGATGGTCGAAGCTTGCGAAGAACGTGCCGATGCTCTTGCCCTAATCGACCTTCCAAACGTTTACAAGCCAGTCGCAGAAGGTTATGCAACGCGCACCGCTCGCGTTCTTGGCGATGCAGGTGCCTCTGCTAGAGCACTACGTGATCGTCAGATTGATTCTTCTTACGGTGCAACATTCTTCCCTTGGGTCCAGACTGTTGATGAGCGCACCGGTCAGGCTCTATGGATTCCGCCAACAGTCGCAATGATGGGTGTTATGGCTTCTTCTGAGAGATCATCACAGGTGTGGTTTGCACCCGCAGGCTTCAACCGTGGCGGACTCTCTGACGGTGCAGCAGGCATCCCAGTCATCAACGTAACACAGCGTCTATCCTCCAAGGAAAGAGACACACTTTACGATGCACGCATCAACCCAATCGCTTCTTTCCCAAGCACTGGAATCGTAGTGTTTGGTCAGAAGACCCTACAGGAGCGTCCATCTGCTCTAGACCGCATCAATGTGCGTCGTCTAGTCATCTACCTCAAGAAGCAGATTTCCATTCTTTCTACACAGGTTCTCTTCGAGCAGAACGTGCAGGCAACTTGGAACCGCTTCAAGGGTCTCATTGAGCCATTCCTAGCTAACGTCAAGGTTCAGTTCGGCATCTCTGATTACCGACTAATCCTAGACGAAAGCACAACAACACCTGACCTAGTAGATCAGAACATCATGTATGCTAAGATCATGGTCAAGCCCGCTCGTGCCATTGAATACATCGCAATTGACTTTGTGATTGCTTCTACCGGCGCATCATTTGACGATTGATAATCGGGGGGCTTTTGCCCCCACCAACTATTTATTACTGAATTACAGGAGAACCTAAAACATGCCATTCTGGTCAACTAACTTCGGACAGGACGCAACCCTAAAAGATCCAAAGCGTAGACATCGCTTTACCGTAGAATTCCAAGGAATTAACGCTGCTCAGGGAGGTGCTCTCCTTTGGTATGCCAAGACTGCCACAAAGCCCGGTTTTACTGTTAACGCTGCCGAGCACAAGTACCTCGGTCACACCTTCTACTACCCCGGTAACGTTACTTGGGAGCAGGTTACTGTGACACTCGTTGACCCAGTTGACCCAGATGTGACTGCTACTTTCGCTGACATCGTTACTGCTGGTGGCTACACTCCCCCCACTGATGCCAACTCACTTGGCACCGTTTCCAAGGCAAAGGCTACTGGCGCTCTTGGCAACGTTCTAATAACCCAGCTTGATAGCGACGGTAACCCGGTTGAGACTTGGACCCTTTGGAACGCTTTCGTGATAAGCATGAAGCAGGACGATCTTGATTACACCAGTGATGATCTGGCTACCACCACAATCGACCTCCGCTTCGACTGGGCGAGAGTAGAGACACTCAACAACTCTTCTGCCGTCAATGGTTCCGGCGGAAACTCCTTCTTTAACGTTTGATAAGACAATAACAAAACGCGAGGTGTAAATTGTCAAGAAATCAAGATCGCCTAGGTGGCGTTCAGCAACATGACACGAGCCCTCCACCCCAGCAAGGTGGTGGGGGTTTCTCGTTTGTAGTCCCAACAGAGTTTGTGGATCTACCTTCACAGGGTCGCTTCTATCCACAGGGGCACCCACTACATAACAAAGACAGCATCGAAATCAAGCAGATGACTGCCAAAGAGGAAGACATCCTCACTTCGAGAACACTCCTAAAGAAAGGAGTTGCTCTTGATAAATTGATTGAAAGTCTAATCATCGATAAGACAATCAATCCAGCAAGTCTACTCGTAGG